ATTACCGTAGGCGACGTTGTTATTGTAGAATGAGACTAACACCCGCGGATTTACGCGATATGAATTTGTTTAAGTATTACAGGCTCGTTAGGAAATGGGCCTGTAAGACTTACGATATATTAGATGCTGACCTAGAGCTGCTGATATATCTTGATTGCAAAGAGCGTTTTACGCGTAATGATTTTATAGAAGGGTCATACACCTATGCATGGGATAAAAACCGCTGGGAAAGACTTAGAAATGATGGCTGGATTGATGTCTGGCGTCATCGGAATAGGACTACAATCAAATACAGTGTTTTCACAACATCACCTAAAGCGAAACGCTTGATTACACGCATGTATCGAGTTATGCTTGGGGAAGAAGATTTACCAATCGGTAGATCAAGCAAATTTTACAAGAACAAGAGTTATACTGATAAAGTCTATAATAAAGCTATAGACGATATGATTAAAGACAAAGAACGATGAAAAATCACTTAGAACCTATTACAAAGCGTGCATTAGCTAATTATAAGCCTGCTCCAGCAACTAGCGCTAAAGAAAAGCGCGTAAACTTTACCAACGCTGGAGACTGTGGTTGCACAGGCAAGTGTGACTGCTAATGCCATTCAAGCTTAAAGATAAGAGTACCCTGTTCGGTTACGATAAGCAAACCTCAACATTTGATGCACCTGTATTTGAAAAAGATTTAGGTGGTCAAGTGATGGCGGAAGCTAATCGTGACGGAACTATTTTTATTAATAAGGGTTTATCGTCAAAGCAAAAAGAAGAAGCAGTTGAGCATGAAAAAGTGCATTTAAATCAAATGCATCAAAATCGACTAGATTATACTGAAAATGAAGTAATCTGGAAACGAGATACAAAATCGCCCATGAAAGTTTATAAAAGACAAGAGCTCAATGAAGGGGCTTCGGAACTAGAATGGGAAAACGAAGCATATAAATCATAACATTATGTATAACAAACCTATTACGCAAAGAGCAAAATCACCGTTAAAAAAAGATAAACCCGGTAATATTGTAGTGTCAAACACTGAAAATATTGAAGGTACTGACGGCACACCTGGAACGCCTGGAACATCAACTACTACTTATTCTTATAATGGCGAGCTTGATTCCGGTGTATATGCTGATTTGCAAAAAGAAATAGACTCTGGCTTTGCTCGAAAAAAATATGGTTTTGAAGGCACTGATGTAAAAGCTTATGAGCAGTCTAAATTAGGCAGAATGAATAGCCCTAATGTTACTGCTACGACTACAGAAACAGAAGGCACACCAGGCACGCCAGGCACACCTGATACTGAGAAAAAAACCGAAACGCCAATATACACAAGAGATAAAACTGATGCAATCCGGCCTTATGCAGCGTATCAGAATCGCATTGTAGAAAGACGCGAAGGTGGTAAGCTGGAAAGATCTGCAAAAAGAAACTTAAACAACTTAGCCAAGCGTTATGCTCAGGATACTGATGACGATGGCAAAAAAGGATTTGGTAAGTTTTTATCTAACCGCAAACAAAAACGTGATTACCGTCGCGGGGTTGATGGAGTTGGAGGCGATAAAGCGAAAGAGCTTAGAGATTATCGCGATGGTGTCTCGGATGTACAACTTGATATGAGTGACAACGTTCAAACTTTAGAAAGAGCTAGAGATCAAAGAAAACAAGGAGCTTCAGGTAATGACGATGTTATTTCTGATCCTAGACTTGCCAACCAAACAGATATTATGGCAACAGATGTTCAGGGACAAATAAAAAATAACGTAGGCGACGTTGAGTTTACACCATTCAAAAAAATGTACGACAAAAATGTTGGCATTAAAGCAGCAAGCCCTATGAAAAAAGGATACTTTAAAGGTAAATAACATGGCATACGTACAAAGCAACTCACCTTTTAAGAAAAAAGGCGACGCTCCATCGCGTAAAAAATCAGAAGGAAACTATGCTGCAGTCAAGAAAGGCGGCGGCACTGGAGGATCTGCTGGAGGTGGAATGACAAAAAAAGGTGTCGAAAAGTATAAAAAAGACAATCCAGGTAGTAAATTGCAGACAGCGGTAACTACTCCACCTTCGAAGTTGAAGCCCGGAAGTAAAGCTGCTGGACGTCGCAAATCATTTTGCGCGCGTTCTAAAAGCTGGACAAGTCAACGTGGTAAAGCAGCACGCCGTAAGTGGAACTGCTAATTTTAAAATAAAACAATTAAATTAAATCAAATGGGAAAGAAGAAAGAAGCGGTTGCTAAAGCAATCACAGCAGACGAGCTAACTGAAGTACAAAAGTACGTTAACGCTCTACAACAAATTCAAATGCAGCTAGGTGGAACCGAAATGCAGAAGGCAGAGCTTATGGATAATGTTAAAGCATTACGCACTAAGCTAGCTGAAGTACAAGCTGATCTAGAAAAAACTTATGGAGACGTAAGTATCAACTTACAAGATGGAGCTATCACTCCTAACGATGCAGATAATAAGGAAGCTTAGTATCGGCAAGGACTATAAAAATGACGCCATGCACTATTCTGTTGGACAGGAAGTGTATGGCGGTCATACCATAGTTAACATATTAGAAGAGGAAGATAAGTACTCTGTCTATATTCAAAAAGGGGATCTAGTAATGCCATGGAAAGACTTTAACAAGAACATGGCTATCTCTATCGAGTATGATCTTAAGTGGTAATGCAAAGCATATACAACTTTATGGTATCTCCGTATGCTAAGAGAACCACATCAGAAAAAGAAATAAATGGTGTAACGCTGTTGTTAAATACAGAATTACAAAACCATCTTTATACTAGCAGACACGGAGTGGTCAAAGCTATACCCAAAGTAAACGATTTAGGGTTGCTTCCTGGTGATGAAGTTATTGTTCATCATAACGTCTTTACAAGATTTAGAGATGTAAGAGGCGCTGAAAAGAACAGCCGCTCATATTACGAAGAGGATAAGTACTTCGTATACCCTGATCAGATATATGCGTTTAAACGTGATGGAGAATGGAAACCTGTAGCGGGTTTCATATTCGTTAAGCCCATGTTAGACGAGCGTATGTTTTCTGAACATAACGAACTTCCTTTGATAGGAAAAGTTAAATACGCTTACGAAGGGTTTGAAAGTGGAGAGCTTATAGGGTTCACACCTGGTACAGAATACGAATTTAATATTGAAGGGGAGAAGGTTTACCGTGTTCCCGCAAATCGAATTACAATCAAGTATGGACACCAAGCAAGCGAAAAAGAATATAATCCTAGCTGGTCGCAAAGCAGTTGAAGAACTTATAAAGGTTGCGCAAGAAAAAATCATTACCAATACGGAAGATGATGTTTCTGCCGACCGCTTAAAAAATGCTGCTGCAACTAAAAAGCTAGCAATCTTTGACGCGTTTGAAATACTTACTCGCATTGAAGAAGAAGAACGCATACTTGAGAACAAACCGAAAGAAGAAAAAGAAAAGAAAACATTCTCAGGGTTTGCTGAAAAAAGATCTAGATAATGTACGAGCAGAGTCTAGTAAAAGTTGTTGAGCCTGTAAAGCTTACCACAATCAGCAGATTAAATAGATCCAAGTCTTGGAAATATGGTTACAACAAAGAACACGATATAGTTGTTATCAGTAAGACTGGGCAGATAGGGCAAATACTAGAAGTGCAAAACTTGTGTATAGCATTGCCGCCGGCACCAAAAGGATTAACAAAAGGCTTAGATAAATGGGCTGTTCAGGGGTATCCTAAGGAGCTTAAAAGAATCAAAAGTATATTCGATTGGCAAACCTATCCAGATGAGTTTAAGAGCAATTGGGAGGGATACATTGATGAAGAATTCAACAGACGTGATGGTGGTTACTGGTTTTATAACAAGGGGACTCCTACTTATATCACTGGGACTCATTACATGTACTTGCATTGGAGTAAGATTGATGTCGGTAATCCCGACTACCGTGAAGCAAACAGACTCTTCTTTATATTTTGGGAAGCCTGTAAAGCCGATACAAGAAGCTACGGAATGTGCTACCTTAAGAACAGACGGAGTGGATTCTCATTTATGGCTTCAGGAGAAACAGTCAACTTGGCAACCATCTCCAGCGATGCTAGATTTGGTATACTATCAAAGTCAGGTAGTGATGCTAAGAAAATGTTTACCGATAAAGTTGTACCGATATCCGTTAACTACCCGTTTTTCTTCAAGCCTATACAAGATGGTATGGATAGACCGAAGACTGAACTGGCATATAGGGTTCCTGCTTCTAAGCTAACCCGTAAATCGATTCAGGCAAAAGAAAAGCAAATAGAGCTTGAGGGTCTTGATACAACTATTGACTGGAAGAATACAGGAGATAACTCTTATGATGGTGAAAAGTTAAAACTTTTAGTACATGATGAGAGCGGAAAATGGGAAAGACCAGATAACATATTAAACAACTGGCGAGTTACAAAAACTACGTTACGTTTAGGGGCTAGGATTATAGGCAAGTGTTTAATGGGTTCGACGTCGAATTCATTAGATAAAGGAGGTGAGAACTTCAAAAAGTTATATAATGACTCTGACGTAAGTAAAAGAAACTCAAATGGCCAAACTAAATCTGGGCTATATTCACTCTTTATACCGATGGAGTGGAACTACGAAGGGTTTATTGATCAGTATGGACAACCAGTATTTAATACTCCTGAAGAAAAAGTGTTAGATCCTTTTGGGGACACTATTGAACAAGGGGTTATAGATTACTGGAACAATGAAGTTGAAGGTCTTAAGCAAGACCAAGACGGTTTGAACGAATATTACCGCCAGTTTCCACGTACAGAAGAGCACGCGTTTAGAGATGAAACAAAAAATAGCTTGTTTAATCTTGCAAAAATATACGAACAGGTTGATTATAATGAAGATCTGCGTAATACTAATGTTGTAACCACTGGCAATTTTCAGTGGGTTAACGGTGTGAAAGATACAAAAGTTGTGTTTATGCCAACTCCTCAGGGAAGATTTAAAGTGTCCTGGATACCAGGGGCTGAACTTCAGAACAGGCAAATCACAAAAAATGGCGTTAAATACCCGGGCAATGAACACGTCGGCGCATTTGGTTGCGATAGTTACGACATATCGGGAACTACCGACGGCAAAGGTTCAAAAGGAGCTTTACACGGGCTCACTAAGTTTACTATGGAAGATGCACCGCCAAGTACATTCTTCCTTGAATATATAGCCAGACCACAAACCGCTGAAATATTTTTTGAAGATGTATTAATGGCCTGTATTTTTTACGGTATGCCTATACTAGCAGAGAATAACAAACCTAGGTTGCTTTATCATTTTAAGCGCCGCGGTTACAGAGGATACTCTATGAACCGACCGGATAGACTTTGGAACAAGCTATCAGTAACGGAAAAAGAAATTGGTGGTGTTCCTAACTCGAGCGAGGATATGAAACAAGCACACGCTGCAGCAATTGAAATGTACGTAGATAAGTACGTAGGTTTAATGGAAGACGGGCAGTATGGTAGCATGTACTTTAACGAAACACTGAACGACTGGTCTAAGTTTGATATAAACAAACGTACTAAATATGATGCTGCGATAAGCTCAGGCTTAGCAATAATGGCATGTAACAAAGAGTTGTATAGGCCAGTAGGTAAATTAGAAAGAACAAAGTTGAATATAAAGATTTCAAAATTCCGTCAAGAGGGTTTGAGTTCAGAAATAATAAAATAATTTATGGTTAAGTCGGTTTCAAATAGCGCTTTCCCCAGCCAGATAGCTAGCGATGCTGAAAAGATGTCGCAAGAGTATGGGTTGCAAGTAGGTAGAGCTATTCAAAACGAATGGTTCTCGAGTAATTCGGGTACTACTCGTTTCAGAAGCAACCAAAATACGTTTCATAACCTGAGATTGTATGCACGTGGTGAGCAAAGCGTTCAGAAATATAAAGATGAATTATCTGTTAATGGTGATCTGTCTTACTTAAACCTTGACTGGAAGCCAGTGCCTATCTTATCTAAGTTTGTAGATATTGTAGTTAACGGTATTGCAGATCGTTCTTTTGATTTAAAAGCATATTCACAAGATCCATATGGCGTAAGTAAACGCACAAAGTATATGGAATCTATTATACGTGACTTGCAGACAAAACAATTAAATGAGTTCGCTAAAGAAGCTTTTGATGTAAATTTATTTGAAAACAGCCCTGAACAGTTACCTGATTCTAAAGAGGAGTTGGAGTTGCACATGCAGCTGAGCTACAAGCAAGGAATTGAAATTGCTGAAGAAGTAGCTATAAACACATTGCTTGATGGCAATCATTACGACTTAACTAAAAAGCGTCTTTACTACGATCTTACGACACTCGGTGTTGCGGCTGTAAAAAATAGCTTTACTCAGTCGGAAGGAGTAACGGTAGACTATGTTGACCCAGCTTACTTGGTACACTCTTATAGTGAGTCTCCTTACTTTGAAGACATATATTATGTAGGTGAAGTAAAATTTGTGCCTCTAAACGAGCTTAAAAAGCAATTTCCGGATTTAGATACAGCTCAACTAGAAAAAATACAAAAGCAAGGATCAAATAACCACAGTGCTGGGTATGACCAGTCATTAGTAAACCATGACGTTCGCGACAGTAATGTAGTGCAGGTGTTATACTTTAACTACAAAACGTACATGAACGAAGTGTATAAGGTTAAAGAAACCGCAACTGGTGCTTCTAAAATTATAGTAAGAGACGATCAGTTTGATCCTCCTTTGGAATTACTAGAAGCTGAGTTTGGTAAAATGGCTCGCTCGCTAGAGGTGTTATATGAGGGTGTGCTTATATTAGGCACTGACATCATGCTTAAGTGGGAAATGGCTAAGAATATGATGCGCCCTAAGAGCGATTACGCTAAGGTTAAAATGAACTACAGCATCGTGGCGCCACGCATGTATAAGGGTAAGATTGAATCTATCGTAAGTCGTTGTACTGGTTTTGCTGATATGATACAGCTAACGCATTTAAAAATGCAGCAGGTATTACAAAGAATGATGCCTGATGGTGTATATATGGATGCTGACGGTTTGGCTGAAATAGATTTAGGAAACGGTACAAATTACAACCCACAAGAGGCTCTTAACATGTTCTTCCAGACGGGTTCCGTTATTGGTCGTTCGTTTACTAGCGAGGGCGATATGAACCCTGGTAAAGTGCCAATTCAGCCATTACAAACCGGTGCTGGTGGCCAAAAGCTACAAACTCTTATACAAACATATAACTATTACCTGCAGATGATTCGTGATGTAACGGGTCTTAATGAAGCTCGTGATGGTTCTTCACCCGATTCAAGAGCATTAGTAGGTGTACAAAAGATGGCAGCTGCTAATTCTAATACCGCAACGCGTCATATATTAGATGCGGGATTATTCTTAACAGCAGAAACTGCTGAGTGTTTGTCTTTGCGTATTTCAGACATATTAGAGTTTGGCGCATCTAAAGAAGCGTTTATACAAAAAGTTGGCGGGCATAATGTAGGTATACTAGACGAAATGGAAGATTTGCATTTGCACGACTTTGGCATTTCTTTAGAGCTATCTCCAGATGAAGAAGAAAAATCGCTTTTAGAAAACAACATTCAAACAGCTTTATCGGCTGGTCTTATAGACTTAGATGACGCTATAGATATTCGCGAAGTTAAAAACTTAAAGCTAGCTAACCAATTGTTAAAGCTACGCCGTAAGAAAAAGCAAGAGCGCGATCAAATGATGCAACAGCAGAATATGCAGGCTCAAGCGCAAGCAAATGCACAAGCGCAACAAGTTGCTGCTCAAGCAGAAATGCAGAAAGATCAAGCTTCTTTACAAACTAAGTCGCAGTTAGAACAGCTGAAAGCACAAATAGAGCAAGCTAGAATTGATAAAGAGGTAGAAGCCAAAATGCAATTGATGGCACTCGAATTCCAGTATAACATGAAGTTGAAGGGGCTGGAAGTAGATGCAGCAAAAACCAAAATCTCTGAAACTGAAGACCGCAAAGACAAAAGAACCAAAATACAAGCTTCACAGCAAAGTGAACTTATAGACCAAAGACAAAAAGGCGGGGCACCCAAAGACTTCGAATCCTCTGGTAATGATATACTTGGTGGTGGGTTTGGTTTAGGAAGCTTCGAACCTAGGTAATAATAACCATAACAATTATATAATATTTTATCATGAGTGTAGAAACTAAAGACACATCACCTGTTTCACAGGGTGATGATGGTACTATTAAAGTGGATTTCTCAGCAACACCACAAGAAGCGGCAGCAGAAGAACCTGTTGAGCAACCTGTAGAAGAAGCTCCGGTAGAGGAGCCAGTTGTTGAGGAAGCGCCGGTAGAGGCACCGGTAACAGAAGAAGCGCCTGAAGAGCCCGTCTTAATGGAAATTACAGACGAAGAGGTAGAAGAGGCTACAGAACAGTTGGAAGAAGAAGTTGCTGAAGCAATTCAAGAATCAACAAAAGCTGGAGCTAGCTTACCTGAAAATATTCAAAAAGTCGTAGACTTTATGGATGAAACAGGTGGCTCTTTAGAAGATTATGTGCGTCTTAACACAGACTATTCTAGTTTAAACGAAGACCAATTACTTCGTGAATACTATGAAACTAAGTTTAGTGCTTACGATCGCGAAGACATCGACTTCTTATTAGCCGATAAGTTTTCTTACGACGAAGAGCTTGATGACGAACGCGAAGTACGTTTAAAGAAGTTAGAGCGTAAGCAGGCATTAGCAGAGGCTAAAAATCATTTAGACGGTTTAAAGTCTAAATACTACGACGAAATTAAAATGGGTTCAAGATTGAATCCAGAACAGCAAAAAGCGGTTGAATTTTTCAATCGTTATAATAAGGAGAGTGAAGAGGCTACTAAAGTAGCAGAACGACAAACCAGTAGGTTTAAACAAGAAAGTGAGAAAGTATTCAGCGACAAATTCGAGGGTTTCGATTACAGCGTTGGCGACAAGAAGTACCGCTTTAAGGTTAAAGATGCTGGCCAGGTTAAAGAAACTCAAGGTGACATTAACAACTTTATCAAGAAGTTCTTGGATGAAAAGGGGGAAATGAAAGACGCTAAGGGTTATCATAAATCGCTGTTCACAGCTATGAATGCCGATCAAGTTGCACAACACTTTTACGAGCAAGGTAAATCCGATGCAGTAAAAGATAGTATGGCACGCACGAAGAATGTTGATATGAATCCGAGAGGGACTCATGAGAAAGTTACAACACAAAACGGGTGGACTATGCGCGCTGTAAGTGATGGGGAAAGCACTTCTAAACTCAAGGTCAAGTTTAAAAAATAATTCATTAAAACAAATAACAAATGAGTTTTGCAACGGCGCCAGCTGGTCTGGCAAATTTATCTCACCTAACTCCACGTCCTATCAAGGGCTTGTTTGGTGACAATTATCTGTCTGTGTCTGACATGGACTTTACACAACAATTCCTTCCTGAGGTATACGAGAAAGAAGTAGAGCGCTACGGAAACCGTACAGTATCAGGATTCTTGCGCATGGTTGGTGCAGAAATGCCTATGGCTTCTGACCGCGTAGTATGGCAAGAGCAAGGACGT